GACGGATGCGGATGAGGTAAGGGCGGAAGCGGCGCGACCAGATGGTGTAATTCCGCCTGGCTGGCAACCCGTGCCGAGAAACGACATTTGGGCCGGCCAATTCCAGCTTCTCCAATTGGCTGAGAACGAGCTCGACCGCCAGGGGCCGAACCCGGCGATCCTCGCAAGGGACGGCGGAAGCCTTTCCGGGCGGGCCAAGCAGGTCGATCAGCAGGCCGGGCTTACCGAGGATGCGATTGTCTACAAGGGCATCCATTCGTGGGAGCTTCGAACCTATCGGGCGATGTGGAACCGCTGCAAGCAATACTGGAAAGCCCCTGACTACATCCGCGTGACCGACGATACCGGGGCGCCTCAATATATCGGGATCAATCAACCGCAGATGGGGGCGGCGATCATCCAGGGACCGGATGGAATGCCGACGATCGGGCAAACTATCCTCGGCTACGACAACAGGCTCGAGGAACTGGACGTGGATATCATCCTCGACACGGTTCCCGACATGGCGACACTGGCCGATGAGCAGTTCCAGACCCTGGCAGAACTCGCGAAGCTCTACGGCCCGCAGGAAGTGCCGTTCGACGATCTGCTTGAGGTTTCCTCGATTCCGGACAAGTCCAAGCTGATCGAGAAGCGTAAACAACGACAAGAGCAACAGGCGCAGCAGGGCGGACAGGGCCAGCAGCTACAGTTGCAGGCCGCTGCCCAGGAAATCCGCGAGAAGGCCGCTTCCGCCTCATTGAAAGAGGCTCAGACGGTCAAGACGCAAGCCGAGACCGACAAGCTCGGCGTCGAGACACAGAATGAAGCCATTCGACCTCATCTGGAAGCCGTGAGAGACGGCTTTCAAATGGGGATGAGACCCGCCGCCGGGGCTTAATAACGGGCGATCAGGCCGCCGCTGTTCGGGCGCATCGGTACGGCACCGCAAAGCCGAGAGGGAAACCACATGGAACTGGAGTTTTTGGACGGCGGGGAACCGCCGAAGGAAGAAGTTGCGCCTGAAGCACCGGCAGCGGAAGCCCCAGCGGCTGAAGTTCCGGAGCAGAGCGAGCCTGAGGAGAAGCCGGAACGACCGCGCGGACCCGATGGCAAGTTCGCCAAGAAGGAAGTCGAAGAGCCCGTCATGGTGCCTCTGAAGGCTCTCCACGAGACGCGGGACGAAGTGAAAGCCCTCAAGGCCGAGCTCGACCGCCTCCGTGTTCCGCAACAGCCGCAGCAACAAGCGCCCGACATTTTCGAGGATCCGGAGGGTTTTCAGAACCACCTTTCCTCGCAGATGAACATGGCGGTCCTCAATGCGACCCTGAACCTCTCCGAAGAGCTGACCACCCAATCGGTCGGCTCCGAAACGGTGGAACAGGCCAAGCAGTGGGCGACGACGGCGTTCCAGAGCAATCCGGCGCTGTACCAGAGCTTCATTTCCCAGCGGAATCCCTACGGCTTTCTCGTCAGCGAATATCAGCGGCAGCAGATGCTTTCGCAGATCGGCGAGGATCCCAAGGAAATTCAAGCCTACCTCGCCTGGAAACAGGCCCAGCAGGCTCAGCCGGCGGAAACGCCATCACCCCAACCTGTCGTTCGACCAACCGGATCGATTGCCTCTGCACCTTCCGCTGGAGGGATGCAGCATCAGGCCGTTGGCCCCGGAGTGGCGTTCGACGAGATTTTCAGGAAATAAACAATGGCTGAAGTCACCCTCGCGACTGCTTCCGAAAAGCAGAAGTGGATCAGCAATTATCTTGCTGAATATGTCCGTGAGTCCGGTTTTTCGGGCTACATGGGCCGTTCCAACAACTCGATCATCATTGCCAAGTACGAGCCTCAGGAAGAGGCCGGCAAGACGATCAACATTCCGCTCATCACCCGCCTGAAGTCGAACGGCGTTACCGGTTCGGCTGTTCTCGACGGCAACGAGGAAGAGCTTGGCAACTACAACTGCGCGATCTCGGTGGACTGGCGCCGCAACGGCGTCCGCGTGCCGAAATCGACCAGCTTCAAGACCGAGATCGACCTTCTCAATGCCGCTCGCGACATGCTGCGGACGTGGGAAGCCGAGAAGCTTCGCGATGATGTCATCAAGGCGATGCTTTCGGTCGTCACCACGGGCGATACGACGGTCAACCTCGCGGATTCGACGGCGGCCAACCGCAATGCCTTTGCGGCGGCCAACTCGGATCGCATCCTCGCGGGCGTTGCCGTGTCGAACTATTCGGCGACCTGGGCGACCATGCTCGGCAACCTCGACACGACCAACGACAAGTGCACCGCCGCGTCGATGAGTCTTGGCAAACGTATCGCCAAGACCGCTGACCCGCACATCCGTCCGTTCAAGTCGAAGATCGGGCAGGAGTATTTCGTGGCGTTCCACGGCTCCCGCACCTTCCGCGACCTGAAGGCGGACTCGACGATGACGCAGGCCAACCGCGATGCGCGGCCCCGCGACGTTGCCGACAACCCGCTCTTCCAGGACGGCGATCTGATCTATGACGGCATCATCCACCGCGAAGTGCCGGAAATCGACGTGATCGCCAAGAACGGCGGCAATGCCTACACGCTCGACGCAACCGGCGCTTCGTCGGCGGACGTTCGGCCGGTGTTCCTTTGTGGAGCACAAGCGGTCGGCGTTGCATGGGGCCAGGAGCCGCAGCCCAAGACGGATAACGTCAAGGACTACGGTTTCCGTCCCGGCGTCGCGATCGAAGAGCTACTTGGCGTCAAGAAACTGGCGTTCAACGGTGTCCAGCAGGGCATGGTGACGTGCCTGTTTGCTGCGGCGGCTGACAGCTAATGGGCAGCATCGGCTCGGGCCACCCTGACGATCCTGTCACGCAGGCCGCGTTGGGGCTCAAGCCCAAGGCGAAACCCAAGGCCGAGCCCAAAAAGGCCAAGCCGAAGAAATAACCATCAACGAGTGAGCGGCCTCTTCGGGGGCCGTTCGCTTTTGGAGAAACGAAATGGCAACGTATAACTCTTCCGTCGTGGCGAACAGCGGCCCGGCGCTCAGTCACGGCCTCGCTGGCAACATCAAAGTTGCCTATGCAGAGGTCGTTTGTGCGGCGGCTCCGTCAACGTCCGATACTTTGAACTTCTTCGACCTGCCGGCGGGCGCCCGCATCGTGTTCGCGGTGCTGGAAGCCACCGACATGGACACCAACGGCACGCCGACGCTGACGATCAACATCGGTGACAGCGGCGATGCTGACCGTCTGTTCGCGGCATCCACTGTCGGCCAGGCGGGCACCGTGTCGAGCACCCAAATCACCACGGGTTTCGGCACGAGCTTTTCGTCCAAGACGCGGATTACTGGAACGGCGAATAACAACGCCGCGACCGGTGCTGCGGGCTCGGTCTACCTGACCGTGCACTACATCATCGAGGGCGTTGCGTCCTAAGCGACCTCACAAGGGGAAAGGAGGCGATCCTTTCCCCTTCTTTCTTTTGAGCGGGGACGTGCATGGCAACCTGTCTCGACACGATCACCGCCGCCATGCGCCAGAGCGGCGTGCTTGGGGCCGGAAAGACCCCCAAGAGCGCGGAATCGTCGGACGGCCTGCTCGCCCTTCAATCGATGTACGACGAATGGGTCGCGGGCGGCATGTTCGGACGGCTCGAGGATATCTATCTCGCCGCCGACGACACGGCCCAAGAAGGAAAGCGATATTTCCTCGCGTCCGGTGTCACCCTCACCGAGCCGACGCTTATTGCCGCCGAGGACAATGACGACGGGATCGACAGGCAACCCCGCGACCTCTCACTTTATGAAAGCCTGACCTCGACGGGAACGCGCTCGGTCAGGCTCTACGACCGCACCCAATGGGTCAGCCTGACCGGACTTCTCCTGACCAGCACGGCACCGCTTTCCGGCAGGGGTCTGTTCGGTCTTGCGGCTGCGCTCGCTTCATCGGGCGGGTTCATCGACATGTTTGGAGCTCAACCGTCACAGGCTGTTCTGGCACGGTCCACCAGATTTCTTGCGAGCCTGTCCTACAAGCTTGGCTCGACCCGCGACCGGACAGCGGCTGAGTATTTCTGATGCCGTCAATTCAGTACGGCACCGGAGCCTATAAACGAGACAACGGCAACTTCCCGCCGCTCCAGCTCATCAACATGTTCCTTGAGCAGGCCAAGACCAGCGAAGGGCAGATTGCGCTTCTTTCGCGTCCCGGTCTTGCTCAAGACACCGCCATCGGCCCAGGCCAGATCAACGGCATTTTCTCCAAGCCGGACCTCTTCCTCGGTGACATTTTTACGGTGTCCGACGGTGCCC